ATGTATAGGGATTTAGAACCACATCTTGACGATATACAACGTAGTGTAAACTCAAAGTTCGAAAACTATAAACAGCTTTTTGAATCCATCGATGGTTTTTCTAATTTGCACGAAGCTTTAAAAAACTTTAAAAACCTAAACTTCTCAGTTAATAAATTTACAGTTATATCCGACATATTGGAAGCCTTACATGAGGATAGCCAGTCAAGTAATCATGAATACCTAATATGTGAATTCAATAAAATAGTCGCAACCTATTTTTATAAGGATATTCTCTTTACATTTGATGATGATTATTTCTTTATCCAAGCCTGTATTATGTTTATACATCGCATTTTACGGGAGTATGACGCTTGTGATGAATATACTGTCATGGTGGCGCAAACTCATTTGTATTACTTATCACAACTATCTATTAATTTAGCCGAAAGCTTCTCTGATACAAGTACAAGCTACGATGATATTGAGCTTAAAAAGGATTATCAAAAAAGCTATATAGAAGAAATGAATGAGAACTTAAGCAATACTATATGTTCAATAAGAGAGTTTTCTAGTATTAGCTCTAGAGATGACTTTATTAGCCAAACGCTCATAAAAATCAAAAACAAACATTTAGATTTGCTGGAAAATTCTGATAATAATCACTCTGTCGCTCAGCTAAATCCAGATGAACTGAAAGGCAGTATATCTCTTGAACTTAAGGGCCTAGCGTTACCAGATCTACTAGAAGTTCTAAATATCCACGATAATGATATTTATGACATTATTGATAGCCATGGGTATATGACATGGAATGGTATCAAGGCGAATATATTATCTGGTGATAAATTTCAACAACTTACAACTATAATGATAGACGATTTTTTGAGGATATTCCCTGAATTTTCTCGAAATCAATAAGACTATTCATGTGTTTTACTGGCTTGAATAAGATCATCAACTTATCAGCGATTACTAACATATGTGCCTCCAGTTCTTGAATCATGTCTCATTCATAAGCCTATTTTTATGTTAAATCAAACTTTATTATCGATCTGTTTTTACTAGCCGAGCCCGATAGGGTCATGATAGTATCAAGTTTTAGAGTTTTAATAGTTACTATTTAGGTATCACTGCCAACCAGTCAAAAAAGTGATGTAACAGGGGCGATTACCCATTTTTGCGTTGCTTACTCTCAATATAGTTCAATTCCTGCTCAACGATATCATGCGCCACTTTTAGCATTGACCTGACTACTTTGTCGGCAACCTTGCGCTTATTTGGATCATTCCAATCAAGGCTGGCTTGCTCAGGATATTCCATCGGTGTGACATGATAGCGGGCAACTTCATGGATAGAATTTTGGCTAATGTAGGTTTTCTTGATTATCTTGGCTAGCAGCGGATGATTATAGTGAAGTCTTAATACCGCCTTATCAATCATGGCAGACTCATCATCTGTGATTAAGGGCTTGCTTAATTTGCGCTTAAGTATCAGTACTTGGTGCGTGCCTCTATAGCTCCCCATATCGGCTTGAACCCTGTGCCAAAGTCAAAAGCATTTGACCATCTACCCCACTCTTCAAGCCTTATAACGATATCCATTCTTTCCCGCCTATGTGAACGTTCGTAAACAAATAGCTATCGTTTTAAATACCATCAACCATCAAGCTATACCTCTATATTCTCGACCCCATAATGCTCAGACAAAAGCCTTCTTACCAAAGGGTTAAAAGGATTGGGATCAGTACTTGGTCTTGTGACCTTAAGATAATAACCTTATGCTTAACTTTTGCCTCATAATTGGCATTGGCTTTTAATCGATAGTCTTTAGTTTTGTTGATCATGGGTTTATCCTTATTTAAGTAATCGCTCTACTTATAGCAGGGCTTTAGGTTTACTAGCTCAGTAATGTTATATCGTCAGCTGGGTATTGGTCAAAGCTACCGTTGCCAAACACTAGGTCAAAAACGTCTTTCTTAGGGCTGCCAGTCGCTTCATAAAAGCATTTGACTATAAACACACCTTTATCAAACCCGCTCATGGTTCAGGCTTCTAAGCTCTCTTTGTACTTGCCAGCAATGATGCCAATGAAGCGGTTAACGACATTTTGATTTTGTACTAGGATTTTGATGGTGTTTGTCATTGTCTTAATCCTTATGTAAGCTACCCTATGGATGTGTTTTTATACATATGCGTTATATATATGTAACCCCAAGAACCCCAAATAAATCATCTTATATAGGGCTTAATTTAGGCTAAATACAAATCACGCCAGCCTGCTCATTGCGATACACTATTTTAATCATATTGATATCATCACCTAGGTTGTCATTACCTTCATAAAATAGTTCATTAATTACATTCTGAACCTTGCGACTATGACCAAGCTCAAATATTTTGCATTTTGAGTTATAGCCCGTCATCATTTTTTTAGCGCCTTCAAGGCCATTGTGCTCAATAATGATTTCCTTAGTAAATGCGATTACGAATAAGAAGTCGTCCATGATTTAAGTCTTTGATAATTAAGTAATGTACCTTGCTAGTATGACACTAGTAGTACATGGTGCGTTATATAACCGTCAATACCTAAATCACAAACTATTCTCTATATGCCTTCTATACAATCTCTATATCTAATCTAAATGTCACCAAACTATTATTTGGTTATGTATTGGTCATTAAACTGCTTGATTGGCATGGTAAAGACTTTCTGATTTCTGATATGCCAAAACTTTACTTGCCCGCTGGCGTGTCGCTTATAGCTACTGGCTATATGACACCATTCAGGTTGTAGATCGCTAATTTGGGCAGGTTTGAGGCACTGATATAGTCGTCTAAGACACTAATCATGGTTATCTGTTTCATATCTCAACCACCTCTATGCCGTGTATCTCTTTAACCAAATGACGCTTAAGCTTGTACATTTCTGTCTTGAAGCCCTTAACATCCTCAACCACTAACTTGCCAGCGCTGTCGATGTAACTAAAATCAGCAATGTAATATCTGATTCGTCTTTTAGTACCATCTAAGATAACGCTCTGAGCAATATCAAATTTTGGCTGTAAGGTAAGGTTAGATATCTTGCCAGCGGCAACTGGTCTTTGAGCTTGTAGTAGTGAGCGCCTTCTTTCTTACTATCGATCTTGATACCGTCGATGACAACTTTAACGTTACTGTACTTGGTACGCTTCTTGGTATTTCTCACATCAAGCACTCCAATTTGGTTGTAATGCTTATGGATAGCTCAACGTTGCTAAATTCAAATAGCAGACCGTCAAACTCAACATCGTCAACCGAACTCATGAGAGCGTCGATTTTTTTCATTAAGTGCGTAATTATAGAAGTGTGCTTGGCTGGCAATTTCTGCTTTGACGTAGCCAATGACGCGCTGGCGGGTTGTGTCGTTTATCTCGAACCCTTGGTGGGATGTATGATCTAATAAATCATCATGATTGCTAAGCATTAAGAACTTAATCATTTTATAGCCTCTCATTTGCCGTATAAGGTAGCTGTTACTGTCTTGGCTACATTGGATATCTAGTGGTTTTATTAGGCTGTGAGTGATGTTTGGCTGTGATTAAATGGTGTTACTGGTTGTTATGCGTGAAATGGGTGTCCGTCTTGGTCATACTGAGGCGTAAAGTCGTTGATATCGGTAAACTTCGATCTAGCGCCATCAAATCTAAGCCTTACCGTGCCAATCTCGCCATGACGGTTTTTACCGATAATGATTTCTGCTATCCCTTTATGGTCACTGTTTTCGTTATAGACTTCATCACGATAGACAAAAATGATGATATCTGCGTCTTGCTCAATCGAACCTGACGATCTAAGGTCTGAGTTGATTGGGCGTTTATTGGGGCGTTTTTCTAAATCGCGGTTAAGCTGTGACAGTAAAATTACTGGGCAATCAAGCTCTTTAGCAAGCGCCTTGAAGTTACTTGTGACTTCGGCAAGTGAGTTGGTCAAGTTGTTTGCGTCAAGACCACCCATAATCTGTAAGTAATCAACTACTACCACGCCAATCTCATGACCCTGAGACTTAAGTTGTATCAACCTAGATCTGATTTGCTGAAAGGTTAATTTCGGTCTGTCATCAACATGTAGCGGGTAGCCATTCTTAATCTTGGTTATAACTTTATAAACCGCTGCCCATTCGTCTTCATTGAGAGTGCCATTTTTCATTTTCTTAAGGTCAACGTTTGCTGCAGCTGATATGTACTTCTCCATTATTTCCTCTTTGGTCATTTCCAATGAGAATATGACGCCTAGCTTTTCACTGATAACATTGTCATCACAATCAAGAACTCTATGCTCCTCAACCATGTTCGACAACTTATTCAATCCAAGTGTCGTCTTACCCATAGCAGGGCGTGCTGCCAATACTATGAGGTTGCCGTTTTGGATAGGTGCTTTTTCATCTAAGTCAAAGAAGCCTGTTCTCTGAGATTTCGGTTTGATGCCTTTCATCAAGTCTGATTGCTTGTTTATAAAGCCTTCAATCAAGCCACTGATTGACTGAGATTGGTTGTCAGCGTCATTACCATTTTTTGATACTTCAAGAAGCTCTGAGACGATATTGCTGATTTTTACATCAACATCATTGCCGTCGTCGTTGATAACAGAATGAGCGTCAACCAGCACTGAGCGAATACGGCGTTGCTGTGATAGCTCTTTGATACGCTCAGCGTTGTACTCAAAATTAAACAAAGTAGATATGCCAACGTCCATTATCACCGCGATACATGAATCCCCGCCAGCGCTATGAAGTGTTTTGCTGCGTTCAAGCTGATCATGCACTGTTACATTATCAACAGGATGACCTTGCTCATAAACTACTTTTATCGCTCTGAAAATTAAGCGGTGCTGCTCAAACGAAAAATCGTCTTCACATATAATTTCTGATATCTTGTTAAAACTGTCTTCAATAGACATTAAGCTGGCTAGCAATGACTGCTCTGTTTGCAAATGATGTAACGGTTTCTGTAAGTTGTTCATAGTGATTTCCTAATTAAGTTAATGTATTTGTTTGCTATCGCTGATTGCTCTTCTAAGCTTATTTTTGGTGCTTCTAGTACCTTCGTATCATTCTGCTTGCTTCGTTCAATCTCGGCTAGGTTTTGATTGAATTTGACACTATCCTGAGCGTGTTCTGTGCATACCGTCTTGTAAACTTCATTCCAAATCTTCAATGTTGTGTATTCAGGCTCACCCGCTAACTTCTCTATTCCAATTCTTTTTGCTGTTTCGTGTGCGACTGGGTGCAAGTAATTTCTGTTTGCTGCTTTGACGTAAGCAATGTAGCTGTCTGGGTATTCAGTGCTTGCCTGCCTGCCTAATGCTAGAAAGTCAGCTGGGGTTGTTGGTTGCCATGTCTGGTGTCTAACTTTTCTAACCGCCTCACTGAACTCCTTTGGTGTTATCTGTAACTCTGTTAGTGTCTCGGCCCAAACCATCATTCGATCACCGCCCCATTCCTCTTCTTTATATTTAGTACCAAAGTTAGTCTTGAAGTAACCAAACAAACCAATAACCGCGTTAATTAACGTCTGTGAGGGTTCTGGCGGCTGGTATATGTCCTCGCAAGCTGTCCATATAGATTTTTGCTGAGGTAGGCTGGCTAGCTGATTGTTGTTGTCCATGATTAAATCCTTGATTGTTGTTGGTGACTGTTGGTAGGTTGCTGATTACTTCGTTATTCCATGCTTCACTATTCAAGTATGTTGCAGGGTGCTTTCTATACTGCTTGTTAGGCGTTGACTCAATATAGGCTGGCAAGTGTTTCATTGTCAGCAATCTCTCTTCGTCTGTTAATGAGTGCCATTTTTTTTCACATTTAGCGCGGTCTTGCTTTTTGTCGTATGCTGACCAAAATTCGTCAAATGGTATGTTTATCAGTTTTGCTGTGCTTGAGCCTCGCTTGGTATTTTTCTTGACCATTGGCTCTTCATTCTTAGATTGATTTAAAAATGGATTGGTAGAATCATTGTCGAGGTGTTTGCCTTGGTCATCGACACATATATTTTCTTTATATGTTTCTTTATATGTTTCTTTATTACTTCCCAGGTATTGGGATTCACATGGTCGGATATTGGGAATAACATGGTCAGATATTGGGATAGTCATGGTCAGATATTGGGAATCAAGATTGTCATTATCATCTTCTTGAATCCCAATATTTGGGATAGATAGGTCATCCTCACTGGTCATACTCTCAAAATCATCTATGATTTTCCCTTTGATTTCTTGGTACATATCATCCATTCTTTCAAGATTTACTAAATAGAGTGACGTTGACCTTGGCTTCTTTCTGACAAAAATAAGACCTTCTGCCACAAGCCCTTTTATTGCGTCTGTAATAGTGTTCTTGCTCATATTGCACGCTTTTTGGAAGTAAGTGCCAGCCAGCGCCTTTGGTCTTCCTTCATAGCCTTCGGTTTCTCTGTAGATTCTGACAAAAATACTAAATTGGCTAGGCGTGAGGTCTTGTTGTAGGTAAAACAATCGGTTATCTATCGAGGTAAACCCATATTCAAATTTTCGTTTAGTGTTAGTCATGATTACCTCCAAACCATTCGCTCATTGTTTTGGTACTTTTGCTTCTATTGCATGAGCGACATAATGTTTGTAGGTTTTCACTGCTATTGTCGCCACCTCTGGACAAAGGTGTTTTATGATCTATGCATAAGTTTTGGTGACTATCGCAATTCACACACCTGTACTTATCTCTAACTAATACCGCTTTCTTGTGCTTTGGCTTCAACGCTCTTCTAAGTATCTCTATATCGGTTAAATTGCTTTTTCTTTGCCTTTCTATATAGCTGGCTTGCTCTGTTTCATAAGTAGCACCATGCTTGTCAATTAGTTCAGATATGACAATCTTTAGGTAGTCGGTATTTGATAGTAGTGATGACTCTTTGGCTTCTGTTAAGGCTATATCTAAGTGCTTGATAAAGTTATGAATACCCCCTTGAGCTTTAAGCTCTGGCGTTGCGCCTAATATGTATTTTATTTTTTCTGTTAACATGTTATAATTACCTTTTCGAATTAGTATTGAAGCCCGTTAGATTGCCGTCTGACGGGCTTTTTTTTGTCTGCTATGCAACGCCTTCACACTGCAATTTCTCAATGACCCAAGCTTCACCTAGTATCGTAAATAACGACTGTGTTTGACCCTGTTCGGTCTGTTTAAGCACGCCATAGCCTTTATTGACAAACGACTGCTTAAAGACTCTTGATCCCTTCACTGAGCCGTTATAGACGCCAAGCTCTTCTAATATTCTGTTAAGCGCTATCGCTGACATACCAAGTTTCAATCCAACTTGGGTGGCATTCAATAAGCCTTTGCGCTCAACCACCACGTTATAGTGATCAACTTTTGGCTTGTCTTGCTCAATCTGCAATGCCTGATTAGCTGCAAGCTGTAACGCTTCACCAAGCGTTTGAGGTATTTGGAATACTGGCTTAGCTGTTTGTTGCCTCTCTAACTCATCCCAACGCCTCACTAGCACCGATGTAAATACTGGCGATAGCTGAGCAACCAGCGTTATACTGTCTAAGCGCCCTTGCTCACCTGAAAATACATAGTTGCCAACTGATTGACCTAGATGGTTGGTAACTACCATATGATGTGGAAGTTGAATTGCACCCTCTTTCACTAAATAGTCGATAGTACGTTTAACGCTATCGTGACGCTTGCCAACCATTTCAGCGATTTGACTGCTTGATATGGACTGGTTATTATTTTGAGTTAAGATATTCATCTGTTATAATCCTTTTTGAAGTTTGTAGAACTTTGTTGTGAGCCGCTTCGATTGCTGCAGTCGAAGCGGTTTTTTATTGCCTATTTTTTAACAACTTCCAATTTCTTGAGGTCGCTTAATTTTGCTGGCATGAAAAGGTGTGGGTATTTAACTTTGGCAAATGCAGATATGCCGCGAGTTGTCCAGTTGTAGACAGTGTTGTATTCATAGCCAAGCGCTTTTGATACAACATTGACGCCGCCCAGCCTCTCGATAATTAGCTTGTCATTCATAATATTCTCAATTTTCTCTGTGTGTATCATTAAAATATACCTGATGTGTATTTATTTCGCAATAGGTATTCCCAAATATTATATTTACATAGCGTGTTTTTTTGATATAGATGTAATATAATAACTAAACACCATTAATATAGATGACTATTAATAAGGGGCAGGATATGCACGCCAGCATGGAGAGATTGCACAAGGTATCAGGCAACAAGCGTAAGATTGACATTGCTAATGATTTGAAGGTAAGTGCTTCAACAGTAACCAACTGGGGCAGTAGGGGCGTATCTAAAGAAGGAGCGCTTGATGCTGGCTTGTTGTATGGCGTTGATGCTAATTATATTTTGACTGGGGCTAAGGATGGCTATAAGAACCAAGTCGAGATACTTACTGGTATGAGTAGTGATGACCATAAAAAAAGTCATATCTTGAAGCACAAGGATGATATGCCTGTTGTTGAAATGATATCTGTTGATAGCTATAGCAGATTATTTTTAGAGTGGTTTGACGGCAAGGGATTCTCTGAGGATGTCGATGTTGAGAAATTAGGATGGATAAAGCGGCTCGATGGGTTCTCAGCCAATTCTTTTGCATTAGTTGTTGTGGGTCATAGCATGATGCCTGAGTTTAAAGCAGGTGATTATGCTTGTGTAGAACCTCACACCGATGTTGATGGTATAAGTATAAGTGACGGGGATTTTGTAGTTGCTCAGCATAAAGGTGCTAAGTACGCTGTTATAAAGAAAGTTGTTTTGGGCAACTCTAAAGGTGATTTTTATCTGACTCAATTAAATAAAGATATACCTAGTGATGGCGCAATCTCTGTAAATGACTACACGCTGATTGGCATTATTAGAAATAAAATAACTAGCTACTGGTAGAAATTCACGCTGTACAAATTAGAAAAACTATATAACCCGTTATTGAGCGGGTTTTTTGCCATCTATAAAGACACGTCATGCGATTTATTTTATATATTCTATTGACTATCAAACCACACTGCGTGTATTATCAAATTATACAAAGAAATAACGCCTTAACAACCGCCTGATTTCAGGCAATAAAAAACCCCCAACCGACTCGAATCAGATAGGGGCTTTCACAACTAAGGATAAGATTATGGCACATTCCAACCAAGAAAATCAAGTTACGTTCAGCGACAACGCACAGGTCATCTACCCATACAAGTTTTACTCGACAGATGGCACTTGTCTATGCAACAACAGCTATTTCAATGCGACAGTTCATAAGGTAATAGCGAGTTGCTTGTTTTAGATGATGAAAACTTTGCGCGGGTAGCTAGAAATAGCAGCAATTTTGGCGGCAACTAAAGCCTTAACAAGCCAAACTTAATCATTCACTTCGAGCATAAGCTATTTGGCCCAGGCATTAACTTTAGCCTTATTAGTGATAAGCAGCTAACAAGAAGATAGGTTGTTGAAGCTATAGATAATGAGTACAACAGACAGGCTCAGAACCTAACCAAAGTAAGCTATAAGAGTATTAATTAAAGCTTAATGATTGAGGTGGCGTAATCATGAGCCTAATCACAGCGGTCAAAATATCATTAGTATTATCATTCAGGCTACCAAAGACCATATTAATAGCTTGTCACTAGAAGCTGCCAAAGCTCAAAAAGAACTTAATGACCTAAGGGCTGAGCTAATCTGTATTGATGGCGCTGAGCACATTAATACCCTGATTGACTTTCTAAAGCCTACCCACCCGCTATACAAGCAAATGAAGATCGATATTTGGACGGCTGCCAAAAGTGTAGATGGTATTGAGTTTGACAATCAGCTTAAGTGCTTTGTTGACACGCCTGATGTTGTTGAGCCTGATACTGATAATGCCAGTGAAGTAGTAGAAGCAGAAAGTTAGGTGACAGATGAAGGTTAATAAAATTAACTCAATCTGGCTTGATATCTACCAGTCATTTCTAAGTAGCAAAATGACTGAGGCTGAGTTATACGGGTGCTTTTACGGCTTGTATAATCGCAGTCAGATAGACTTTGCCAATCAAGCTTGGAAATCGCATTTATACAGGCAAGCCGATAATAAAGATTTAGTCAAGATTAACGGCTTTACCTTCAACTCAAGCAATATGAAAAACAGTGAAAGAAGTTTGATTAATATTGGTATGCGATCAGAGCGGGCTGTAAATCATAACCACCCTATCCTTGATGATGCCGAAATGATTGGGATTGTTGATGTAGATACACCTTATGTGGTCTACGGTTATGAGCTTACCGATGATTTAGTTATGGAACGTTGCTTTACCTCATGACGCTGGCGTGCTGAGCTAGTTATGACTAATAAGCGAAACTTTATCTATCAAATTTTTGAAAGTGGAAGTCTAGAAGGTTTTGATAGTTACATCAATATTCTTAATTACCACGCTTTAGATATGCACGCATACGCCAACATGAAAGATGATGTTATTAATTTTATTGATGATATCAATCACTTGATAAATAAATGGCGACTTGAAGGCAATGATTGCCTGTCATTTTAGACAATAATCAATATTGGTCATAGGTAGATTTGCAACCCGCCCATGACCAATCCATTTTCTTTACTGACTACCTATAGAATAAGGACGCTGCCATGACTGGTAAATATTACACCACCGCTGATATCAAAAACCTCTTTGGCTGGGCTTCAACTACCACCGTACAGACAAAACGTGATAGCGGCTTCTTGCCAGCGCCTGATCTAAAGGGTAGACCTAACAAGTGGTTGAAACCCAAAATCGATGATATACTTAACGCACCGAACAACCCCAAACAGAATGACGTTAAATAGCGTCATTTTTGTTTATTACAGTAGTCTATACAGTAGTTCTATAATAAATATTTGTAAACGCCTTATGCAGCAAGGCTTAACATCCTGAGTTCGAGTCCCTGTGGGCGCACCAATCATTGTATTTAGACATAACCTCGCATTACCTCAAACCCTTTAAGCACCTATCATACCTAGTTCTCAGTCTTTATTAAATACTTGTCATTACCTACTAGCACCTCTACAATGTTGTTAAATGCGTTGTTAAATAATATATAACACCATTTTTTGTTGTTAATTATACAGTGAGGTTGTTGTTAAACCTCTCAACACCTTGAGGTATAAGCCATGACGAGAAAACAAGACTACCGACTAACTGACGCTGGCGTGAAAGCCATTGCCAAACAGTCCACACCTACTAAAGTCACACGCCATGGCGATGGCAATAATTTATATCTTATACAACACCCAAATGGCTCCTTGTTTTGGCAGATGACTTATCGCTATCAATCCGATAAAGACCTTAAACCTAAGCAAAAAACGTATCAAATAGGAATCTACAAGCCAGCCAAACAAGCTATTGACTCTAAATTTAAACCAGAGGTGTCGCTAAAAGAGGCTCGGCTGTCACGTGATAAAGCTCAGGCACTGCTCAGTGATGGCGTTGACCCAACTGCACATAAGAACCATGAGAAAAATGACTTTGAGCAAAAAGATCTATTTAGAGTCATTGCCAAAAGTTATATTAATGAGAAATCCAGCACGACGCCTAAGAATATTCAAAAGCTTCATAACTATCTAGATAAACATATCGCACCGCATATTGGTGACTACCCCATTGCCTCTATCACGGCTCAAGACGTCATCAAAACTGGACTAGCCATCCAAACTTACTTTGAAGAACGAGGCAAGTGGACGACCGATACGTCACACAAGTGCATTGCTCTGATTAGCTCTGTTTTTGAATATGCTATTAATACTTTGGGCTACGACATCATTAATATCGCTTATGGTCGTAATAAAGCATTAAGACCTCATAAAGCTGAGCGTATGAAAGCGATTGAGCAGCACCAATTCCCTGAGCTACTACGCAATATTGATCAATACGGTGCAGACAATCCAAATGCGCATCAACAGACTATCGCTGGCATGCAACTGATGACATTGTGTTTTGTCAGAACGAAAGAGCTAAGGTTTTTTGAGTGGTCAGAGATTGATTATCATAAAAATGTTTGGCGTATCCCAGCACATAAAATGAAAATGCGGCAAGATCACATTATCCCCTTGTCACCACAGGCAATGGCCATTATCGAGCGCATGCGACCTTTGACAGAAAAGACTGGTTACGTATTTTATAACTTTGAGCGTAGCAAACCGTACAGCGATGTATGGTTCAATCAGGCATTAAAACGTATGGGCTACACGGGCGACCCTTACCCTAAAATGACAGGCCATGGCTTTAGGCAGCTTGCCAGCACAGGACTATACGAGTTGCAGTTTAGTCAAAACCTTATAGAAATACAGCTAGCCCACCTTGAGCAGTCCAGTGTAAAAAAACGTTATGACTTGTCAGCCCATCTAGCAGAACGGCAAATGATGATGAACCAGTGGGCAAATCATTTAGATGACCTTCGAGCTGGCAAGGCTGTTAATTTTGACTTAATGACGCCAGATGAAATTACTAAAAAAATGCGTAGTCGTGATGAGCAAGCGGTCGATATAGCTTTGCATGATAAAGATGTTTCAATAAAAAGCTTACAAGCACAAGGTGTGTCGCCTGATCTATTAATACAGATCGTTAAACAAATTAAATCAAACTAATTACAGCTTTCCTACATGTCAAAATAATATTAAATTAAAGTTATACGTCTCTGATAAATTTACCAGCTACTAGAATTCTACATGCTTTGTCACGCAATCACATATAGAAATTTTATTTAAGACAGAACGAATTTACTTTTAAAGTATTAAAAAATTAGTAAGGAAAACTATATAACTTTCATAAATATCTTCTATGAATCTTAACTATTATATAGGCATAATCGATGAACTCCAGTAATCAATCAACCACCATCTCTTCAAACAAAAAATCTTTTGAAAACTTCTTAACAAAGCAGAATTTTAAAAACGTAAATACTGCTATAGAACAGACTATATCTAAGCCAAGAACTATAGATATAGCTAGACGAATCCTAGAGCATGAAACATGTCATATCCATAAGCAAAGAAATAACATTTTCTTTTTAGATAGCGTAGAAGTGTTTGCTAAAAACTATGTAGATACGAAATTTGAATTTGATGATGAGTATTTTTTTAAAAATATAAAAAAATACTCAGAAGGTTATGACCCTGAGATACATAATGTTGATATAGATCAGTATGCTTTGAACCGATATATAGAAAGCAACTTCATTAAAATTGATGAATCTTTAGATGATATTGAGAATAAACGTGAAATTTTTCATAAAATATTAAATCCTCATTCCATTGAAGAGATTAAAAGAGTTGGGATTATGCTAGATGAGATTTTTAGAATATATATTTTTAAGAGTATAGCTCTGATAGCTTATGAATCAACTGCATACGAATTGTGTTTAAATTACCATGACTTTGCAATGTATCTTTTTGCTGGCAGTGCTGTGCAAATTGGTTACGATAGAAATGATTATTTCGAAAAAATGGCTTCCTTAAATGGCACTATAGCATCTGAAGCTAGATGGGCTCCACAGTCTGAGTATAGACAACAGAAGAAAAAAGAGTATCTTGCAATAATGAAGGAGCAGGGTTTTAAAAAATATGCTGAAACTGCGAGGTATATTAAAGAATACATAGATACAGATGAGAAACCTACTTATGAATATGTTTATAAGTTGATAAGTGAAGCTGCAAAAGGTAATTTATCATAAAATTTATTATGCGCGCATAACTATACTATTTGTTAAATTTGTCGATTATCATTACTCAACAGCACTAGCCACTACTGGCCATAACCATGCTGCGGAGTAAACTATAATGAAAACGAATGAACAATTTCTACGAATGTCAGACCTTGCTAACTGTCCCGAAATCAAGGCACGAACATATACTACCCAGTCTGGTCGCCAGAAAACAGTTACTGCTAAAAGCGCCAAACGAGGTATCGTAGGTTTCTCATCCAAACATATTTATAAGATGATTAGACAGAATCGATTCCCAGCGCCCATCAAAATAGATGGAGCTAGCCTCTGGCGTCTATCTGATATAAACAAATGGATAGAGAAACATTCTGCGTCCTCTAACGATGGGGAGAGATAATCATGAGTAAGAATGATCATATCTCTCTTCCTGAGTTAGCCGATAAGCAATCAGCTGACCCAATAAAAAAGCTGCTCATCTTGCAGGATGACCAGCTCTCGAAAACCACTACAGATGACATTGACGAGCCATCATCGATTATTTTACCACAACAAAACCTAAAAATTAGCTCTGATTTAGCACAAAATGCTATTGATAGGCTTGCAACATTATCAGAACTAGACTATGAACTAGAACGAACTGAAACCGCGAAATCTCTTAACAACATGTCTGTTCGATCACTTGACAAGTTAGTCAAGAAAGCTAGAGGTAAATTGAAGTCTGAGACCTCTGATAGTTTGGTTGTTGATACTGAGCCATACTCAGAGCCAGTGTTAGATATTGCTTCAGTAGCTGATCAAATTTATCAGATTCTAGACGATCATATTGCTTGTACGGATGCAGTGAAAGTCGCTGCTACATTATGGATATTAATGACTTGGCTCATACCAGCAAGTCATATCCTGCCAATTGCTTGGATCAATGCGCCTGAGAAACGCTGCGGTAAAAGTGCTTTATTAACGTTGATGAGTCGTATGAGCAAAAAGTCGCTTTCAACATCTAATATCACAAAATCAGCCTTATATCGTTGCACTGAAACTTATAAACCAACATTATTTATTGATGAAGTTGATACTTTTATCAATGATAACGAAGGCATACGAGGCATACTAAACGCAGGGCATAGTCGCGATAATCAACATATCATACGCTGTGTTGGTGATGATAATGAACCAACAACATTCAATGTTTATAGTGCTAAAGCAATTTCAGGTATTGGTAAAATTCCTGGCACATTGATAGATCGTTCAATATCGCTAACTTTGCGTCGCAAAATGAAAAATGAGTCAAAAAAACGAGTGCGTGATCTGCCTGTAGATATCACTAACAAAATCCAGTCACAGCTTGCTAGGTGGTCTGATGATAATATGTTAGCGGTAAAAACAGCTGAGCCAGTTCTTCCTAATTCTGTCAACGACAGAGCACAGGATAATTGGGAAATTTTGCTAAAAATAGCTATGATATTGGGTGATGACTGGCTAGAGAAAGCTCATAGAGCTTGCATCGAAATATCAGGTATTGATAGCGAGGAGCCCAGTTCAAATGAGCAGCTATTATCTGATATTAGAACCGTTTTTATCTTAACTCAAACTAATAGACTTTTAAGTAGGGATTTATTAACTGAGTTACGTCGAGACCCAGAAATGAGTTGGTCAACTTTAAATCATGGAAAGCCTATCACTTTACGACAAATCGCTAAAAGATTGAGTGAATTCAAAATTTCATCCAAAGATATCAGGGCGCATGACTTACGCGGTAATGAAGTACGAGGTAAGGGCTACGATATTACAGACTTCGAAGATGCTTTTTCACGTTATTTATCGTAGCATTTACCTATATTTTCGATATCTTAAGGTATCAACAAACTTAAGCATTCTCTAAAATATTGAAGCACGCGTTTCCCTTAAAGCCCGAGATCTGTTTAACACAGGTCTCGGGCTTTTTTTGTTTAACTATATTATTTTTCAAAAATAATGTTAAGACTTGCCTGCTCTTAAAAACTTCGGAATTCATTGACACAGCTAGCCGCTAGTATAGACTGTATTTATATGTACTCTTTCGACATTATCAGGAGCTATTCGTCATGGACAGTGAAGTACTAACTATTAAAGAAGTGGCTGAATACCTGAAGGTTAATGAGCGTACTATTTATCGATTGGCAGCTAGTAACGATCTACCAGGGTTCCGAGTAGGGAACGCTTGGAGGTTTAAACGTAGTGATCTCGAAGCTTGGGTTTTAAAGCAAACTGAGCAAACTAACAGCAGGGAATAGTTATGAACTACGAGAGTCAAAACTCACTACTTAACCAGTTAGTTGATCAACTTAAAACGTCAAAAAAATCTGCAGACGACCTTTTTAGTGAACAGCAAGAGCTTTGGCATGCTTTAGGTTTTAACCAAGCTCAAGTAGCACTATGGCTAGCATCCTTGCCAGCACGTAATATATTAAACGAACCTAAATCAGCATATCAAACAACCTCGAATATCACAGAGCACATAGCTACTCTATTGCGAAATTCTGGTGGGCGTATGCCTCTCACACAAGTTTTAAAGAAACTACCAGCTGGCACGACTATCACTGAGCAGCAATTACGTAAACTGGCTGAACAAAACCAACAAATGAGCGTCAAAGGACCATTTTTAGTACTTGATACTTAGAATAACCTGAATTCGGGATAAGCCAGTACTTAATTTGTTGATACTATTTGCATAACTATTATCTGACTTTATAAAGTCATGCTTTTGACAGTAGTTATAGAGAAGCCTGCCTTCAAAGACTTAGCTGGTCTTCAATAGTAATAGAAAATAACAATACTATCAGCAGCTTAATGAGTCACTTATCCCGAACTGGGGTTAGAATACATCAAACAACCATCTGCAAGCCAAAATACCAAACCTTAGGAATTGAAACATCTCATGGCAAAAGACAATAAAATCGACAAACAAGCTCAACTGACTGACCTATTTAATCAACTGGTTAAACAACATCGAAATTTCGATCAACCTGTAATAGAGCTATCATCACATGAGTTTGTCAAAGCAGGCTTAATACAAGGAATGGTAGAAGGCAATCTGACACCACCTGTTATGCTACTAGCGCTGGCAGAAGGTCATTGGGAGAATGCTGCTGATACTGCTAAGTTTGATAATTTAGCTTATGAGCTACTCAGTGATACTGACAGTGATTGGCCAGTATTCGCTGTTATTAGCGATGGCACCAATAACCGTATCCTGAGTTTATTTGGTTCTGATGGCTCTGATGGAACCCATGGTGTCGATGTTCTTCCCAGCTTAGAGGAATTAAACAGTTTTGATCGGTTAGAGCGTGATCCTACTTTTCGCTGGTCCATGCGTATATATACTCACTTGATGCACCGCTTCGATGCTTTTCATGAAAGTGTATTTCGTGTCACTAAAGATGATGTCAACGATAAAAACGATATTATCGAAGAAGTGGCCAAGCTGTTATTTTTAGAAAGCTTCCGTATTTACCATCCTGATATTCAATTCACTGATAAACAGGGTAATAAACACCTATTTAGCTCTGTATTTAATTGGCAATATGTAAAAAAAGAAGGTGATAAAGCGGTCAATCTAATCAAAGATGCTTTCAATGAGTTTAAATCACATAAGGATTATATTGTCACCAGTGATGATGGCTCGCATAACCCTATTTTTTCTGAAGATACTCATTTGAGACTATCTGTACCAAAGAACTATCAGGATTTGCTCGAAGCTTTGCAAAATCTTGGTCCCGTTATCAATAATGATGGACGCATAGCCAAAGAACAAGGTACCTTAGGCGATGTCTCTGGCGATCTATTAGGCCGAGTATTTGATGTATTCCTGCGTGCTAACTTTGAGTCCAAAGGCGGCTTGGGTGTTTATCTTACCCCTAACCCCGTCAAGCAAGCTATGTTAGAGATAGCTATTAACGATATCGCTAATGACGATGATGCTATCGCCCGCTTGTCTAATGGCGACTTCCGATTCTGTGATCCAACCTGTGGCTCATTCGGGTTTGGCTCAGTCGCATTAAGTCAATTAGACCATCTTATTGATACCCAGCTTGGTGGATTGGGCGATCATGAAAAAGATGCGCTAAAGCAAAAACTACGCAATGAAGGCTTCACGGGTGCCGATGCTGCACCGCGTATGGTTATGCTGGCACGGGTCAACATGGCATTACAAGGCGCTCCAAAAGCTCAAATATTCCACACTAAAAATTCGTTGACTACGACAGCGCTCAAGCCCAACAGTTTTGATCTTATCTGTACTAACCCGCCATTTGGCACACCAAAATTCGCCAACAATAAAAATGGACAAACATCGAAAAAGAACTATGAAGCTGATATGGAGCAGATACTCGGTGGCTTTCGACCAACAGAACAGGTGACTGATAGTTACAACGCTTATTATGATCATCTAAAAATGCGTTGGGACGATACCGGTGACTTATACCTCGATGAAAATGGCAATCCCAAGTGGGCGGGCTACCGTACCGACTTACGCCAAACTGGTGGCACTGATAAAAAACCAATTTATAGTTTAGCACCTTCCACTGATGGCTTAGCACTTGGTAGCAAGCCTGATAGTAAAGGCAATTGGAAGCCAGTTGGTGCGAGCATTGATCCCGCTGTGCTATTTATAGACCGCTGCTTACAACTGTTAAAACCTGGTGGTCGACTGATGATTGTACTACCTGATGGCATATTGTGTAACTCAGGTGACCGCTATGTGCGCGAATACATTATGGGTAAAAAGGATGAGCAGTCTGGTGAGTTCGTCGGTGGGAAGGCTATCGTAAAGGCGGTAATATCCCTACCCAGTGATTGTTTTAAATTATCAGGTACTGGTGCGAAGACGTCAATCATGTATTTACAAAAACGTCGCGCCAGCCCTGATCAACCTGAGCAGTTCTTACCTGAGCCGCAAACTGATGTATTTATGGCAGTGGCTGAAACGCTAGGCTATCTGGTAAAAAACAATATCGAAGACTATAACGCTGGCGTGTCAAACGATTTAGATTTGATCGCCTCTGCTTATAAGCGGGGTGAGTGA